CCTTTTCCTTCATCATCTGAGCGATCTTGCGAACGCCACGGTTCGGGTCGGTCTTGCTTCCGTCACCCTTCCGTGTCTCAGGACGGGAAATATGGTGCCTGCTCTTGGACTGAGCAGCTTTCTTCTGTAAGCCCTTGTGAATGTTTTCCTTTGCCTTATCCCCAAACAAACTGAACAATGCCCGGTTGCGGAGTTCCTTCGAGTTGGTCGTCTTGACGCCTCTCATCCGGTAAACTTCCCGCAGGGCCAGCGTTTGCTCATGGAGCTTGATGCGATTCTTGGCTTCCACTGAGTTCTCCGGCAGGTCTTCAATCGGACCCTTGCCGAACAGTGATTGCCAGTCCTCGCCCAAATCCCCCACGAACTTATCCGTCTCTCCGCCATCCTTCGCGCTTTCCTGATCCATCAGGACTTGCTCCAGTTGGGCGATGCGGTCGGACTGATGCTTGAACACATTCCGCAGGTCTTCATCGTAGAGTTCCGGCGAAAGTTCAGGCACTATCGACTTCTCTTCCTTCGGAGCCGCCTCCCTTGCCTTACCGTTACCGGACGCGGGGGTATTGCGCCCGATATCGGCCAGCCGAGAATCAAAGCTGGTGAGCACGTCATCCAGCAGCCCGGCCTTGTGTAATGCCGTCGCCTTCTCCTTGGAAAGCCCGGCCTCCGCCGCGTGGGATAGAACGCTCTCTTCGGGACCGGAATCGTCGTCGCCGGAATCTTCGTCATCGGCGTCTTCGTCATCGGTCTCCTCAGCGGGCGTTTCTTCCTCCTTCGACTTCTCCCCTTCTTCCGACTCTTCTTCCTTCTTCTCCTTCGCTTCCTCCACTTCTGGATCGGTCACGAAGGGATTCTTCTCAGCCGGTGCCTGGGGCGGGAATTGCTCCGTCCCTAAAGACTCCTCGACACTGGCCGCAGTTTCCTGTTCAAAACCTGTCTCGACTGCCATGATCTACCTCCCTCTCAAGAAGTGTATCCGCCGTCTCGGTTGTGGATTCCGTGCGCACGCAGGTAATCCCGCTGCTGCAACGCACTCGAAAAATGCGGCCGTCCTTCACGGTCGTAATCGACACTCACCCCATGCTCACGGTCATACGCAACTGCTTCCGGTATCTGTTCGGGATGCACCGCCGCGCCCTCACTCCAATGGTCGCGCCAGACTTCCCCGGACTTCTTGCTCCCCATCTCCGCCCCGTAGTCCCGATCCCATTCCTTCCCACGCCAGTCAATGCGGCCGGTAATCGGGTCCGTGCGAACCACCAACTCCTTGTGGCTCATCACGGCCTCAGCCGTCCGTCCCTTGTCATCAATCAAACAGTACGTCGGCATTACGGCTTTCCTACAAACATGAAGTACGCGGCAAGTCCACCCATCACGACCGCGCTGATTACCGAGGACATGACCGCCACCACTATCGGGTTATTCCAAAATCCTTTTTCTTCATCTTTCGCCTTCAAATCGCTTCGGGATTCCGTCTGTTGCCCCTTCTGAAAAGCTAATTGCTCCTTGATCTCAGTGAGCGCATCAAGTGTCTCTCCATGCTGCCGATCCATCTTCTCGTAGATGGAATTGGTTGCCGTATTCATCATCCCGTGGCAACTTTCTACTGTTCTGTATTCTGGTGCCATGATTTTCCCTAGCTGATGGCCCGGAACATTCCGGCACCCTCAGAACCTTGCTGCCCAACGCCCATCAGGGAGTTTATAAGCTGCTGGTCCTTGTCCATCCGGCCCGCACCAGGCCGGTTTATTCTGATGTTCTTCCGCGTCGTCATCGCCGCCTGTCGCGGAGCCTGTCCTACCGGCCCCTGCTGGTCCATCATCGGAGCCTGGGACCGCAGGATGCTCTTGAGTTCTGGCAGGTTGCCGTACTCGGACAGGTCGTTCATAAACTGCATCATGTCCACGCCGATACCCTGCTGCTGGAGCAAGGGCATCAGCGGAGCGATCACGGTCTGGAAGATGTTGACAAGCGACTGGAACTTCTGCTGAGGCGTCTGCGGCTGTAGAGAGAACGGGTTGATCTGGATGTTGTAGTCCAGATAGTCACCCTCACGCGATTCCGCGTCCCACGTAACGGGCAGGGATATGTCAGTCCCCGGTATCCGCTTCACCATCGGAATCTCAATGGCCTCGTCGTACATCAAGTACCAGGCCACGTCGCGGCAGATACCCTTGGTGACGTGGACGACCTTGGCCTGCATCTGCTCGATCATCTTGGAACTGGAGGCTGCCAGCAATTCGTCCTGCCCAAGTGTTTGAGCCTGCGGGGAAAGTCCCCCAAGGGAGTCGAGGTTGCCTGACAGCCATGAAAACAGGTCTTTGGATTGGAGCATGAAGGCGAAGGTCAGGCCGTCTACTCCGCCGAACTTCATCTCACCAATATTTTTCGGGTTGGATGTCTTGATTAACTGACCGTCCTGCGCTTCCTTGATGCGCTGGGCGTCCTGCCCGCCGCCCGGCATGACAAGGCCGATGGTCTTCTGCCGCTGGCCCTGTCTGCCTATCTTGCGCATGAGAGCGTTCACCAATTCGTGCAGGTCGATCAGATGGTTCGCCGGAGGCGTCGGCATGATGTTGTTGGGCACAGGCGTAAAGGCGAGATAGTGATACGGACCCATCTCCGGGCCGTCCCATTCGCGTTCCGCCAGTGGCTTATCGTCCTCACCCACTCCCAGAGGATGCTCGGCTATCGTGATGATCTTTCCCTCTGCCGGTAGCCATACGTCGATCAGGGAGATATGGTCAACGTACTCGTCAGCGTAGGTCTGCTGCCCTTGGGAGAGTTCTTCCACCCGTTCTTCGCCGTTGATCCGCTCCTCTTCCTTGGGCGTCGGCCCCGCCTTTTTCAGCAGTTTTTCGTCGTAGAGGCCGCAGTCAATGGCCTGGTCGTAGGGCAGGCGGTATCGGTCGCCCATGAACTGCGCTTCCTCGATCCGGTTCACGCTCATGTCGTGGAACCAGTTGTCGAGGTCTACGTTGTCGATGAATACCTGTCCTACGTCGTGAGAATACCCGCCGACTTCAACCTTCTTGGAGTAGTTCATCCCCATCTTGAAGATGCCGATGGAGAACATGGCGTCGATCACTCCGCGCTGGAGCGTTTCGACAAAGTTGATTTCGTCTTGCAGGAGATGGTTGATGGCGAGTCCGAGGTTGTACGCGGTGGGCCGAAGTTCTTGGTGCGGCGTCGTGATAAATACCTGGGGATTGTTCGCCGCCAGTTGCCTTGTGTAGATGTCCACGGCCAGCTTGAGGAGGTTGACCGGCACCTTGGCGTCTGCCGCGTCGTCCGAGTAGTGAGCACCCACGAATTGCTTGATCGCGTAGGTGCGATTCCGGCGGAAAGGTTCGAGGCGGCGGCGACATTCCTTGATCGCCGTGCGAAGGCGCTTCAAGCCGCGCTGACTCTCGACCTTGTATTCCTCAACCACTGTGACCTTCCCCGTCACCATGACACTTTTTGTCACCGTATGGCTACAAAACCGCCCGCATCGGATCGTTCAACCCGTGCGGGCTATCTCGGTTTGGCTGGCCTGGCAGGACTCGAACCTGCAATCCCACGATTAACAGTCGCGTGCTTTACCGTTAAGCTACGGGCCAATCAGTATCCGCTCAATCTCTGCTTCTTCATCGGCTTTCCGAGGCCGCCAGTATGACCGCCTTCGTGCTCCATGTCCTCTCCACTTGCATTCATTGACATGCTCATTGGAGAAGATTTCATCTTCATCTTCTTTTTCTTCCGCGCCATGATCTTATTCGCGGCGGCGGCATATCGTTCGTAGGCTTTGTCAGGCATTACCAGTCCTTCTCTCTTTCAGATTCCTCTTTCTCCCGTTCGCTCTGCTCCATACGCCACTTCATTGAACCGACCGGAACTTCCGGTTCTGCTTCCTCCGGGTCGCCCTGAAAGTCCCGCATCCCCTGCCAGCAGATCGCCCGGCTTATCACCCGGTCCCCGTGGTTCGCCTTCGCCCCAGTCGGGTCAATCGTTGACTCCGACCTCGAATGGACCACTGAACCGTTGGACAGCCTAATGTATTCCCCCATCTCTGTCAAGACTTCATTTTCGTGCTCGATGAATTCTCCCGCCCCGATGGCCCTCTGAAACTCCCCCAGCAGCGATACCTTCCGGTCCTTCGTCTCATGCCAGCCAGGGATGTCCGTCGTCACGTTCATCAGCGTCTTGTCCTGCTTCATCATGTAGATGTTCGGGTAACTGTGGTCCCTCACCACGTCACCAAAAATACGGCCGTCCCCCCCCGCCTCCCATATCAGTAAGGCCGCATCCTGATTACCCTTGAACCAATATCCCATCGCTATTCCCAGCCACCCAAGCTCGTGCTCCTTGATTATCGGCGACGCAAATGAGAGGACTACTTCGCCGGTCTTCTTATCGCCCACGGATATGACAGAGTTGGACGCGCCGGTGCCGGTTGCCACGTCCACGCCGGCCACGGAACCGGTTGCCACGGCCACGCCGGCGCCCAACGATTACCGCCAACTCATCTACTTCGCTGACTTCCTGGACGTGATGGACGCCGGACAGGCGCTGACCCGATTCTTCGGGCGCAATCCGGATAAGGCGGGTGATCTGCAACTCATGCCGCACATGGAAAAAGAGTTCTGGCTGTGGATTGCATCGTGGGCGCTCTTCGTGGACAAGCCGTCGGATCTGGGCTACAGCGATGACGGTTACATCATGCCTGAGATTGATATCATCTGGCACCGCATCGCCGCCGATCTGCACGATCACGTCATCCAACGGCTGTTCGCGACGGGCCTGTCGTTGCAGAGCACCACCGCGGGGCTGCCGCCGGGGCGGGGCAAGAAGCGCGGATCATGCACGGTGTGAACCGGGGTACACTGGCTCTATTCAAAGAGGGCGGGGCCAGGCAACCCGGCGTGCTGGGGCCTCGTTTGGCCCCCAACAAAGCCCTGTCCTACCTCGAAAA